AATTATCTATGGTTAGCTAAACTCGGAATAGAATTAGCAAGAGAGTTTCGTTTCCGTTTTAAGAAAGAGCATTCTTGTGAAAAGCATATTAATTGGTTGTATGAAAATCTACCGCTAACAATTCGTATGTTTCCTCGTCGTAAGTTTGCAATTGCAATGGATGAACAATATCGTAATTCAAAAGACCCAATAGTATGTTATAGAAATTATTATAAGACATCAAAAAAAGAGCGTGGGTTAGTGAAGTATACGGGAAGAGAAATTCCTCATTGGTTAAGGGATTAAAAAATAATATTTTTTCTTTTCTAAAAAGCGCAAAATTGTTCCTGAAACTCAGTAATGACTTGACATAGTGCATTAATATCATCTTTACTCACTTTTAGCACTCTTGGTTCGAGTGGTAGTTTTTCGAGGAGTGCGTGTGGTTTTACGTTGCTTCGTAGGCTTAATGATGGTTTCACGGAGTTTGTCTCGCTCTTGAGCGGAGATTCCACTGCGGAAGGCATCAAGATTTGATTTGACTCTGGTAGTCCAGTCGGTGAAATAGGTAATTGAATCTGAAGTGGCATCGTAGGTTCCAATGGAGATACACTTGGAGGATGGCTTTCCTGCGTCAAGTTCAAAGGTCTTAACGGTTGTTCCATCGAGATAGTATGGGATTCCACGGATGTGTTTAAGTTCATATGTGCTCATTCTGACTTGGATTAGGCTGCTACTAATTTCAAATTTTGTCGCGTTCCCAAATCAATTTTTGTTACCAAGTTCAGATTTAGAAATGGAAGAGGAAGGTAAGAAGGACCACGATATCAGAGACTATGTACTTATGAATAAAATCGATAATCTCTTCCGATTACTCAAAACCGAAGAACTTAAAGGGGCTCATACCGCAATTAGTGTTATTGCATCACACTTAAGTAAGAAACATTTTGAAGATAAAATTGAAATAAATGTAAAAGCGTTAGTTAAGACTTTTGAGGAGTTGGATGAGATTGGTATGGAGATACTCTATCACGAGCGTCACCAGTAATGGCTTAAATATTTTTATTATATATTAAAATAGTAATATATAATTTTAATGGAAGAAAAAATCCTGTGTTATCTCTGTTATGATGAGGAGTCCCAGGTCAATCCCTATCTGAAGGAGCCTCCTCCCTGTGAGTGTAAGGGTTCTATTGTAATTCATAATAATTGTCTTCAGGAAGTTCTAAAAACTTCCAGAGTATGTACAATTTGTAAAACAAAATATAAATTGCACTATCTACCAAGTAGAAATGGCCTTGAATTAGTTAGTGAAATTGCAATTAATGGTGATATTACTGAGTATACAATTGATAGGTCTGGAGATATTCAGGGAGAACATATTGTAAAAAAACAGACTGGAGAGCTTATCTCACAATGTCATTATAAAGATAATCTACTTGATGGTGAGTATAAAACGTGGTATGCAGATGGACAAATTGAGTGTATTTGTACCTGTGTAAGAAATAAGATTCACGGATTATATCAAGCCTGGTATAATAATGGTACAATGATGGAGGAGACTCTATATAAAGAGGGTGTGAAACACGGTCTTTGTAAAAGGTGGGATAAAGAAGGTAATTTAATTATTACTCGTCACTATATTAATGGTGAACTACCTCTGCCGTTACCTGATGAGTTTGACTCTGAGTAAGTATAAATAATGACATCCAGCTTAAGGAAAAAAATGATAATAATAGATAAAAGATGTCGAATTTTGATTTAGTAGAGGGTGAAGAAATTATTTTACGAGCGAATCTTCGTAAGGACCGCTGGAAGAAATGGCGATGTGTTACTTGTAGCTGTAGATGTATTGCAACGGTTTATTTAGCGCCAATTTGTGTACCTATCTATGCCCTATTTGGCGACTCTTGTCGTGAAAAGGAAGCTAATTCTTTTGAGCTGATTTTAACTAATCAAAATCTTCATTGTCGTCAAATGCTATATGGGTGTGGTATTTGTTGTCAGCAATCAGGTACAAAGGTAATTCCACTTGATAGAATTCAAGATATTTCACTAATGTCAGATTGGATTGGCGATACCTGTGGTATTGTTGATTCTCCAGGTGAAACCTATCAGGTACAAGTTCAAACTGCAGCAATGGGTACAATGATGCCAGAATTAATAGTAGTAAGTATTGAAAATCCTCGTGATTTTAAAAAGGCAGTACTTGAAGCTAAGAATCGTTTAAAGAATGGTGGGAGCACGGGTCAGGATAAAAATGCACAATTACAAGGGGCAAGTCCACAAGATGTACAACGTATTCTGGATTTACTACAAAGACAGCCTCAGCCTCAAAATCAAGTTCATATGGCCGAGCCAAAAGCTTAAACTTTAGGAATTATAATAGGTTTAGGTGCAACAGGCATCTTAGGTTGTGGAACTGGTTCAGCTGGTGCTAATCCAGGTACGCCCCCCATAACGTCTCCACCAGGGTCTCCATCCATACCCCCACCAGTGAGTATTAAATCTCTGTGGTGGTGGCAATTCATTATAAATCTGAATCTTTTGCGGTCTGTTAAATACAGTATACAAAAGAAATCCAACTACAGCAATTGCTACAGCATAAAGAAGAAATATGGAGGCCGTTTTATCCATTCTATAGTAATTTAAGATTATTTATGGCCCTGAAGGCGCAGGAGGAGCTGGTGCAGGTGGAGTAGGCCCAGGCGTAGGTGGTGGAGCAGGACCTGGTGCAGGTGGTGGAGCGGGACTTGGTGTAGGTAGTGGAACAGGACCTGGTGCAGGTGGTGCGGGAGGAGCAGGAGAACCTCCGCTACCTCCCATCCCAGGTAATCCTCCAAAATGATGCCAAGGCTTCTTGTATCCTCCACCCCAACCTCCCCAACCACCAGACCAAATTGGCAAAACATAATTTGGCGAGGAATAGTAAATTGGCTGTTCATATATAATAGTTCTAATTGGTCTATAAAATAAATAATATAGTATTATAAGAATAATAATTAAAATTATTAAATAAAATACATAATTAAAGTTATTTTTCATTCTATATTAATAATAAATATTTTTAACGACCTCCGTGTCCACCACCACCGCCGCGTCCACCACCACCGCCGCGTCCGCCACCACCGCCTCTTCCTCCTCCAGCAAAGCCGCCTCTTCCGCCGCCGAATCCACCTCTTCCTGGGGCACCACCAAAGCCGCCTCTGCCACCTCCACCCCAGGGTCTTGAGCCGCCCCAGTGGTGAGGGTGTCCACCTCTGCCACCTCTATAGTATCCATATCCGCCATCACCTCCACCTGACCACCAACCAGTCCAGTATGGCCAATAATTGTATGGGCCAGTGGCCCAAGGCCACCAGACAGATTCTTGGTATACAGGTGTTTCATCATTATATACTACAACAGTGGCCGGACCAGGCTTATAGAATAGACCAATAACAAAGTAGATAATAAGAATAAACGCACCTCCGTAGAGAATTGCAAACAATATATCAGATAGTTTCATCTCTAATATATTTATTTTAAATAAATTGATTATAGGTATTTAGTTACCCCACCATCCAACGGGAGTGGTATATTCAACGTGTTGAGAACTGTTGTCATAGATATTTCTAATTGAATTGCTACGTTGGTCAGGTGTTGAGCCCCAGAATCCGATAGCAGTTTCATTTGGTATAGGGAAGGTGGGTCTCATACCACCAGAAGGAGAAGCTCCAGGACTGCCGAACTTGTTAGGTATAAAGCCTTTACCTGATTCAGGCCAGAAGGAGCCTTGGCCAAACTTGAAAGGTTGTCCGTCGTACATACCTAATTTATTGTAGCCCCAGGTTGGAAAGAGTTTCTTTGTAGCATTTGGAAAGAACTGTTGAGCCTGAGGTGAGTTATAAATAGTGGATACACCAGGAGTGTAATAGACAGAATAGAGCATCTGAACAAAGAAGTAGATTGCAGCGAGTATGACAACTCCGTAGATAAATGTTAAAATGCCGCTTTGTGCCATTGTTCCTAATATATTTTGATTTTAAATCTTGTAAATTATTTTTTGAAAGAAGGTCTGATACTGTAGGTTTTTGATTTGGGGCGGGTGGTTTTAGTGACTTGCTGTGGGGCGATGGTTGGAGAAGAGAAGGTACAGCCCATTTTAAGCAATAAATAGAGTTTTCTATTTAAGTTATACATAAAGTATTCTATCTTCATCGTAGCAGTGTTTATTGTAATAAATAGGATTTATAAAGGCTTGATTATCAGATTCAAATAGGTGATTATAGGGATTTAGTTCAGGATTTTCCTGTTCCGCGAGTGATTTATTTTTAGAAAAGAGGCAGCCCATTTATAAAAATATAGTTTATTAAGAGTGGTTAAAAGTCAGTATCAAGCGAGAAGGACATTTCCTGATTTGTTTTACCGACACCTGATTTGGCATACGATGTTACTCGTTTTTCAAAGAAGTTGTCCTTGCCTTCGAGTGCAATACGTTCCATAAAGTCAAATGGATTTTGAGTGTTATAGATTTTACCGCAACCGAGTTGTGTTGAGAGGCGGTCTGCAACAAACTCAATATAATCTGCCATAAGTTTATCATTCATACCAACGAGATGGCAAGGAAGAGATTCAGTGATGAACTGTTTTTCAATCTTTACAGCCTCACGAATAATTTTATGTACTTTGGCTTTAGGGAGTTTACGTTCAATTTCTTCGTATAGTGCACAAGCGAAATCGGTGTGAAGGCCTTCATCGCGAGCAATAAATTCATTTGAAGTTGTCAAGCCAGGCATTAGACCGCGTTCTTTGAGCCAGTAGATGGCACAGAAAGAGCCGCTAAAGAAGATTCCTTCAACGATTGCGAAAGCGACAAGACGGGTTGCGAAGTTTTCATCGCGTGATTCAATCCACTTTTGAGCCCATTCAGCTTTTAGTTTTACACAAGGAATAGTTTCAATTGCTCTAAAGAGGCCCGCTTTCTCTTCTTTATCTTCAACATAAGTATCAATAAGTAGTGAATATGTTTCAGAGTGAATAGCTTCCATCATAAGTTGTACTGAGTAGAATTGGCGGGCTTCTGCGAGTTGGATTTCATTCATAAAGCGTGCTGCAAGGTTTTCTTGAACGATTCCATCAGAGCCAGCGAAGAAGCCGAGAACATTTTTGATGAACATTTGTTCGTTAGAATTGAGTTTTACCCAGTCTTTCATATCTTTTGCAAGGTCAATCTCTTCAGGTGTCCAGAAGACAGCGACGTGATTTTTGTATTTTTGGTATAGTTTTGGTTTCATAATGGGAAAGAGGGTAAAGCGAGTAGGGTTTTCTTGGAGAATTGGCTCAACGAAATTATCTTCGACGAGTTCAAGTGACTCAAGGTCTGGCAACTTAGTAGATTTTGCCTTCATAACAGGGGAATTAAATGCAGACCTGGAAGATTTAGGAGATGAGATTGGGTTTTCCATTTCGGCCACGATATTAAAACCGGAGAAAAGAGATGCGTCCATTTTACATCATAATCTTACGCAGACACCGATATCAATTTTATCGTTTTTGTAATACAAATTTTTTTGTAGAAAATGGGATAGAAAATTATAGGAGCCTGAAATAGGAATGGCAGTATTTAATGATAATCCACCAGGTAAAAAGCGAAGATTACGTTTGGGATATGGTTCTGGAGCAAAGGCCCGAGCATCTGTGAAGAAGTTAAGGAAGCAACCCCGCCAGTATCAAGTACAGGCCGTGCATACTTTATACTATAGAGCTAAGTATCATAAGCATCAGACGGAGGGAATGAAGAATGCGATGAAGGTGTATGGAAAGTTTTTGAAAACCCTAAAACACCGTGACCGTAATAAAACCCACAAAAGGACTTAAAGCCATATCACTTTGAATAAGTGTAGACAGATTGGCCGAGTGGTTAAGGCGTCAGACTTGAAATCTGATGGGTTTTGCTCTCGCAGGTTCGAATCCTGCATCTGTCGCATCCTATATTTTTGTTAAAGTTCAACTTCAATAAAAATATAGTTGTTTATAATTCATTGAATCATTAGGCAATCTGCCAGTCAACTGGTTCTCTTCCCATTTCTTGTAACCATCCATTAACTTTGCTAAATGGCTTTGTGCCAAAGAAGCCCTTAGATGCACTTAGAGGAGAAGGATGTGCAGATTCAAATACACGGTGTTTATTTTTGTCCAAATAGAGACCGAGTAGCTTCTTCTTAACTTGAGCAGATTTACCCCATAGTACAAAGACCACATTAGTATTCTTTGCAGCGATAGCACGAATAATTTGGTCAGTGACATCTTCCCAACCGATTTTACTATGCGATTGTGGGGAACCGGCTTCAACGGTTAGTACAGTATTGAGTAGCATAACACCTTGTTTAGCCCAACTCTCAAGACATCCGTGCTTTGGAGGAATAAAGCCTACATCAGTACCGAGTTCTTTATAGATATTTTTGAGAGATGCAGGCACAGGAACATAAGGTAGAACCGAGAAGGCGAGTCCGTGAGCATTACCAGGAGTAGGATAAGGGTCTTGGCCGAGAATAACAACTTTTACGCTCTCCATAGGAGTAAGTTCGAGGGCTCGCCAAATATTCTTTGGTCCAGGGAGATATTCTTTTGTAGAGAGGGTGTTAGAGAGTTCAAGGAGTTTTTCTCGGCAGGGCAGTAGGCTATCTTTCCAGCCAGAAGGCACGGAGTCATAAAGCCAATTATCAGATGACCCTGGCGCAGATTCAGAAACCATTTCAGCAGGTTGTTTGTTGACATTTACAGCAAGAACAGGCTTGGAAGACTCAGCAATGATAGGTTTCATATCGGCCTCTTTTAAGTGCTCTGTTGCGGCTTCAATTTTAGCCTCTGCAATTAGCTTCATTTCTTCAGAATCAATCTCTTTCACCTTTAGTGCCTTATAAAACGCCTTCACTTTTGTATGTGCCTTAAATGCAGTAGGTTCAAAGTCATAAACATATAGTGCATCCAAGTTACGAACACGTGATAGTGCTACATACGCTTGACCAAACTCAAACACCCCAGACCCAATATCTACAAGTGCAGAATCCAAAGTTGCCCCCTGTGCCTTATGAATTGTAACTGCATATGCAAGGCGTAGTGGTACTTGAGCCCGAGAGACAAACTCATAGTCTTCAATGGGCCAAGTATGCGTTCCAACTGGTTTTCTGACGCCGTTTAGGAACTCAACAATTGGCAGTTCCGTTGATTTGCAGAAGTCTACTACCACACCACGTGAGCCATTTACAAGACCCGAATCAATGTCTACATTTGCAATTAGCATCACTTGTGCACCCATCATCAGTTCAAGTTCTTTGACATAAGAACCATCAGAGTCAAACATCTGTAGAGCTCGTTGAAAGTGTTCATCAGATTCACTAAATCCTTCAGGCATTTTTCCGTCATATACGAGACGTGCTTTGTAGGAATAACGACGACCTTGAAGAGCACGAAGATTAGAGTCATTAATCATATCTACTTCTGCGCGACGAGGAAAGAGGAGAGTCGGTTTAATCTTATTTTCTCTCCAGTCACGTCCCTGGTACTTAGTGAGTAGCTCACACGATTCTCCAGTCAATGCACCGATACGTGCTTCTTTAAGTACTTTCTGAAAGACTTCGTCTTTTTGACGCTGGATAACGGTTAGTTCAATAGAACTCGTAATCATCTCCTTCCACGCATCTGACTCAAACGCAAACTTAGTTGGTTCATCACTCTTATTCACAGGCGGTAGCTGATAGAAGTCACCTACAAGTAGTACCTGCATTCCGCCGAATGGCTTTTTGTTAGAACGAACTTTTTTAGCGAGTTCATTTAGTTTATCGAGGAGTTCAGCGGGCATCATTGACACTTCATCAATAATCAGTAAGTCAGTACACAACCAATGCTTCATAGACTTTTGATTACGACGAATCTTTGTATAGAGCTCTGATACAGTTCCTTTACCAAGACCAATTCCAGCCCAAGAATGGAGTGTCTTTGCTTTGTTACCGAGCAGTAGTGCAGCACATCCAGTCATTGCACAAATCTGAATCCGCGGCAACTTAGGAACTGACCCAGGATGTTTCCGCGCTTCCATCTTCTTCTTTAGCAAAGGATACTCACTATAGATAACGGAAAGCAGATAGCTCTTACCTACGCCGCCCCCGCCAGTAAGGAATAGGTTTTCACCTTCGAGGAGATGATGGATAACTGCGTGTTGTTCATCTGTTAGGGTATCAAGAAGGGAAGGAGGAAGAGCCTGAGGAGGATTTTTGGCATTGTAGGTATCAAGGAATGTTTGTGCTTCAGTGGCGGTGTCAAAGCTTTCATAAACTGCACCACTAAAGCCTTTTACGTTTTCATTAGTGGTGGCCCAATCAGTGTAGATACCAGGATTATGGCCCTTGGCGACCGCGTAGTATTTATGCTTGGATGAATTCATTTTGGCTACATTTAAATATATCCAAAATAATTTCAAATTTTAACAATGACAATCAGTCAAAAATAGCCTCATCGAGCATTTTTAATAGTTTTAGTCCAAATTCGCTTGGTCGGCCTTCATTAATATTCTTCAGGGATTCTTCGTGAAATACTTCAAGTAATTGTTCAAAGTCGCCCGCCCATTCATTATATGTTACATTAATATTATTATGACTTTCAACTAAAGAGTGAATGTTTTGAAGTGTTTCAAATGAATTATGAATGTATTGGTGTAGGTCTTCACAACGTTCAATTAGCTGTCCAATTTCTTCACAGACAGATATATCATCAAAAGATGACGTCACAGATGAAGAGTCTGCAGTTGACATTTTAGCTATTTAATATATGATATGATTATTTAGACTCCTCATCTGATTCAGTATCTGGATATCCAACCACATACTTTTCCAGTCTATAAGGTTGTTCTTTATTAAAGTAAGTAGGACGGATTTCATAACCTGCATTATACTTATCTTCCTCTACTTCAAACTTATATGCGGGATAATATCGATAATTATATTTTTCACAGATGCTTTCAAAGTCAACGTTTCTATCAACACAAAACATATAGAGAGGTCCATTAAAATCGCCCCCCTCTAAGGGGAGGTAGTGTGGAATATTTTCTCCAAAAGCTTTATACACTTTTGAGATAGATACAGGATTTCCAACAGGTCTCTGAACTGTAAATATATGAACAGGTCTCATTACATTAAACCCTAATATATACTTTAAGCTATTTGTAAGGCGTTGCATTGAAGGCAAGTAGGCTTACTGGTGAATGATAAGAAATTTCACAAACCATAGGTGTAACAGATGCTTCAGGAGTTGTAGTCCAAGAGACAAACCAATGAGCGGGCATAAAAACACAGTTGCCAGGTCTGACAATAACATCAATAAACTTCAAATCGCCAACGAAAGGGGTATCTTTTATGGTGAGATTGGCAGGAAAGACGCCTTTCCAGTTTGCAGGAAGTGATGATTCATTGTTTTCAGGCATAATTGTAAGGATAATTTCTCCATCAACTGGAAAGAAGCAGGTCCAGGTTGCAAATGTTTTTCTAAGGCCCATATTTCCCGCCCAGCAATAGTATTTAGGAAACATCCAGAATTTTAGTAGGGGATTAATGATTAAAGGGTTGACCCATTTATTGGCCCAAATACTTATACCAGATACTGCGGCAATTGTTTCAGCTTGGGAATATTTCCAGGGACATAGGCTGTCAATAGTAGAAGATGCAATCCAATCAGTTAGTGTAGTTTCTTGGAATATCGGAATGTCTTTGAAGCAGGGTCTATTGAGGACATCTTCGTGTGTCCAGAAAGTTGCGGCGGGGAGTGAGCGAATGACAAGAGGAACTTTTTCATTAAGGAGAGATGAAACGGTATCTTTTTGTGTCCACTCAATTTGATTAATGCGAAACTCGCAAACGGCCTGTTTATAAAAAAATGTTAGAATAAGGAATAATATTCCAGCTATTAAAATTACTTCCAACATTAGGAACCTAATTCTTATTAAAAACAAAAAACTTCAATAATCCCGCACCTAAAACAAAAAGATAAATAGTATATAGAATGAATAACTTAAGACACTTTCAGTTCTTTTCAACGGACCGTCGTGACCCATATATTCAGAAGTTGATTGACTATAAAATCTCAGAAACTGAAGGTTACATTCATTTTGATGGATATTACTATGTCTTAAATGAGGAGTTTCCAATTAGGACAATGTTTAATACAACACTTCGTGAAGAAAAGCCATATGAGGAGGGTACAACAGATGAAGGGGGTACATATGCAAAGTATAAGAATGTAGAGGATAACTGGTATGAGATTGAGATTTATGATAGACAGAAGGTGGTAGATACGAGTAGGTTTAGTGAGGTGGATGATGAGGATGGTGAGCCGATGAGGGTCTGTTTCTTTCCCACATATGAGCAAAAAATAATGTTTAGGGTCATAAAAGCTTTTGATAATTTTGATGCATTTTTAAACAGGGCTACAGAGCAGTTTAATGAGAAGTTAGGAACGGGTGAGAAGTCAGAATTAATTGTTTATGTTAATACCATACAGGTAGATGCAAGTGAGACGACTGGTGAATAATTAAAGCTTGCGTGTCCAGTGTGATTGAAGGAACTGATTGAGATGATATCATTAGGTTCTACAGTCTTGGGAATATAACCCCAAGTTTCAATGCCAAAATCAGCTTTTTTACCGTTAATTGAAATCATTGTAAATTCATTTCCAAATTGTTCAAGGCGTTGGTCACGATGGTATTTATCATAGCAGTAATACTGACAATTCTCTCGTAGAAGTTCTAAAGGGGAATTGGTTGTAAGAATATGTGGTCGCACGTGTGTAAGTTTATAGAGGTAGTAATTGTGCCATCGTCCAGGAGATAGGCGTGCGGCTTGGGAGACGTGGAGTACCTGGGGCCAGGAGAGTGGAATATTGGAGAAGATGCGCATTTTGTCAGCATTTCTTTAAGTCCTCGACACAATTCAATTTTATTTGAGGTGTCGTCTGGTTTTTGCAAGATTCTTCTTAGGTGCAGGAGCAACACCAGGTTTTGTAATTCGTCTGGTAGTAGCAAGTCGACGACGAGTATTTAAAGGTTTTTCAGTCCGAGCTTTACTGACAGCGGTTTTAACTTCTTCTTCCTTTTCAGTTGCAATCTCTGACTGAGGATTTAGTAATCTTAAAACCCTATCAATCCATTCTTGAGATAAGGAGCCAGTTTCAGTGGCATTTATAAAGAATGCATCTTCAGGCTTTACTTGTTCTTGAATAATTTGAATGATTGCATCTTCAATTAAATCCACTTCATTAATATCCTGTGCTAAATCAATATCTTTAAAGTATTGCACCCAAGCAGCTTTGTACTCAGACTGAAAGGTATCGAGAATAAGTTTAGTATCCATTGCAAATCCATAACGAATACCAATTTCACCAAACTGCTTGTCAAAATCAAATGAAAACTTAGGTGTAGATAGAGTAGTATCAGAAACTGAAACTGTCTTTGTAGCGATATCTTCCATCATTAAAAAGCATCCGTAGATATGATTTTGTATCTTTAAGGAGTATAAACCATTTGTATCGATTAATTGATTAAGAACCACAGATTTTATTCTGGTTAAATCCATTCTAAATAGAAAAAAGTCTTGAATAGAGTAAAATTAATCGCAATGTCACATCTTTTAGAATTCTCACACGGGAGTGTAACTTTAAATGAAGAACAATATAAGGTTGTAACCAGTCCCGTTTTAGAAAATCAACGTATCTTGGCTTCAGCTGGGTCAGGAAAAACCACGACTATTACAGCTCGTATTGCATATCTTGTTGAACACTATGGAGTCGACCCTACACGTATTCTATTAGTGACATTCAGTCGTGCCGCGGCACAGGAAATGATTCATAGGGTTCATAAACTTATTGGCCCAGTTGGAATGTATGCGGGTACTTTTCACGCTCTTTCTGCTCAGATTCTAAGAGACCAAGCCCCAAAAATGGTTATGGACCAACCTTTTATTGATGAACTTCCCTATCGCTTAGTAAAATGGTTAGAAACTGAAAGAGCACAAAAGTGGGTTCAACGCTTTAGAAATATTATTGTTGATGAGTTTCAAGATATCAATGATATTCAATGGCAACTTATTAAGGGATTTTATCATCAATGGGCTACTATGACCATTGTAGGAGATGATGCACAGAATATTTATACGTGGCGTGGGTCATCTGTGGATTATATTTTGAACTTCCACAATAATATCCCTCGAGTGAAAGATTATCAGTTATGTATGAATTATCGTTCGACTGAAGCAATTGTTACCTGTGCTAATTCAATTATGCGATTTATTCCAACACTGCCATTTAAGGAGAAAATGGTTGCAAATCAGCGTGGAGGTAAGCGACCTGAAGTACATTTCTTTTTTCGAGCATCAGATGAATATGATTGGGTTGTAAACTCAATTGAAAAGTTTTTAAAGAAGGCGGAGGAAACAGGAATGCAAAACTTTACATATGCAGTTATCTCAAGATACAATCACGACCTATTTAGAATTGAAGAGCGTCTACATTTGAAGAATATTCCATATAATCTGTGTACAAATTATGACCCAGAACGTTCTAAACAACATAATAAGAAAATCACATTAGCAACAATTCACGCATCAAAGGGATTAGAATGGGACATTGTATTTTTAATGAACTTACACGATGATGTATTTCCATCCAGAAAGGGGGATGAAGAGATTATTTGTGAACGTCGTCTCTTCTATGTAGCAATTACAAGGGCAAAGAAGGGTCTCTATATGACTTATTCAAGACACGAAAGATGTCTATCAAGATTTGTTAGAGAAATTCCACGACCTTTTTTAAGGTTCTTTAATATTTCAGCATTCAAACTGAGTACAAATGAGGCTGCAGCATCAATGATGTCGATAGAGGATATGATTCGTGGATTTGATGGAGCTGACTGGAGTGAACTAAGAGAACGAAGTATAGTTCCAACAATAAAAAATGTAGTAACAGAGTCAATTTATCAGTTTGGTCAAATGTTTTCAATGCCAGAGTGGGTTCGTGTAAATGATGTAAGAGAGACGTGGTCAGAGATGTTGCGGTGGATTGTATTGAGAGAATGTGCAATCTATCAAAATAAGTTGGATGAACTTTGTACTCCAGAGGTAAGTGAGGCGTTATTAACATTGAGAATCTATAGTGAAGATATTGAGTTTTGGGAGATGTATGAGGCAGAGATGGAGCATTTGGTACATAAGTTTTTAAAGCATACACCACAGATGCCTGCTGTAGAATATCATCAATTGGATGAGTATATTAAGTTAAAATTAAGGCATTTGGTATGGACGCAGCAGGACTTATCACACGCTGTAATGATTATTGCTAAGATTCGTGGTCAGTTAAGGCCTTTAAGACATCACGGATTTGACCTAAATGAATTTAAGTTTGGAATAGTAAGAAATTCTGTGCCAACTGAGCTAAGACCAGATGTATTAGGTAGTTGGCATAAAATTATGGATAAAACAAATAAAACTCACGAAATATTGGGAGATATTTGGCGCATTGCTTCAATAAAATCAGTTATTGAAGGTAGAAATATTCCACTATATCAATATGCAACGATTTTACCAAAGTTATTTCAGGAGGAGCAGCAGTCAATTGTGAAGGCAATTGAGACAGCGATTCCCTTGTGGATAGTATCACAGGATAATCCAAGTTTTAATTTTATATTTGAGGTAGAAGAAGTGCGCCCAATCCAGTTTGATATTTTAACGGAGAAGTGTGCGTATTATGTATTTTTTGACCCAACATTTGTACCGAAGACAGAGGATAAGATACTCCTTTTACTGAAGCAGTATGCTTATGAAGAAATTTATGATAGGTCATTGGAGGCAATCGGATTTTTGAATGTTGCAACTGGAGTTGTAATTCAATATGAAATCACGTCTACCATACGGGAGCAGCTAAGCCAGATGTGGTTACACCTACAAACGAAGTATAACCTTTACCAGGAGGTTTAATTCCAAGGTGAACTTGACTGGTAGCCTGTGTGCCTTGTGCTTGGGTGCTTCCATAGCCTCGGATGGGTCTATTGGTGGCATCACCTTGTTTGTATTGGGGGAGGGCGCCGCCAGGTTGTTCAATGGGCCAAGAACCAATTTGGGCTTGGTGTGTTGGTGGAACTTCATTGACGCCGCCGTGTGGCATAGGTTCTCCTCGAGATAGGCCGCCAGGTAGTGCATAGAACTTTTCAGCGCCATATCGGTCTTGTTTGGTGGGGTTATTGAAGAGACGCGGGGAGCGGTCAAAGTATTTAGTATCATTTTCAGAACGGCAGGTGTAAATGTCAGTTCTGAGAAGTGCTTGAGGCATAGCTAATTCAGAAACAAATGCATCAGACATTGGTTTTCTGTCAGGGACGGTAGTTCCAGGAATGTACATATTAGAAGTTTGGCGTGGGATGTATTTAGTGGAGGGGCACCATTTATCAAGGGGGTGGTCAAGAGTTCTAAGTACAGATTCAACGTCAATATTGGCGGAGTAGCGACCGGGCGGATAGAACTCTCCACCAGGAGGAAAGACCATATTTGTGGGTGGCATAGGGGCAGGTATCGTAGGACCACTTGTTACGTAATTTTTACATACTTTAACCCAAGGACGGAAGTCTTCAGGCAGGCCAACTTTTTGTTGAGGTATGATGTGTCGTAACATTTCAGTTGGGTCCCAGTGTGTACGAAGACATACTGGAGTAAAAAGATTGCCCTCCACTGAAGCAAACGGAAAACTGCTAACAGATTGTGATGGTGTTTCGAGTTGACTCATTACTAAGTAAAAATATTTATTTATTGAGAGAATTATTCGTCGATATCAAAGCCATATATTGAAGGGCTGAAGGATTATTAGGAATTGGTACAGTTGGGATTTGTCCAGAGAACCCTGCATTTCTATCAGCAAAGCCAATTTCTTCATCAATTTGAAAGGTTGCATCCCAGTCATTGAAGCCAACTTCAAAGGGGACAACGAGCCAACCTGGAGTAAGTGATTCATCGTCATAATAAATTTTAAATTGTAATCTATCAAGTTTACCAAGAGGATTTTCAAATACAACGGGATTTTGAATAACGGTCTGGGCGACTTCGCCAGCACCAAGGCCGCCAGTTAGGATTTTAGCATACATAAGTTTAACCTGCCCAGTAGTTTCATTTGATATGTTATAGTTTTCATTCATAGCAATATCCATATTATTAAAAGATTGGTCGTTATTAATTTGTAGGAAATAATTGCTTCGCCCAACAGGTAGGGTTGCAATTGAACTATAAAGGTTGAAATTTGTTATATTAAAATTTTCAAGACCAAGTCGATATGTTAAGCTATTTGTTACATTTTGAACAGGTAAGCAGGAGTACCATCCTAAGATAAGTTTTTTAATGGCATCACAGCAGACAGTTGAGCAATCGGCTGGGCAGCCGCCGTCACCTAAAGAAAATCCTGGAATATTAACGGCTTTTGTGCCAACAATTTTAACACCCAGAGGTGTTTCAGCAAAATAGCTTTGATTTTCAATATATGCGGTTGGTAAAATATTTGTATATTTTTTGGCTACATAATTTTTATGTGTTTGGTATGTCATTCCATAAATTGATGATATGGTACTTGTTGTAGATGAAACAATATTATAGTAACTGGAAAGTGTACTATGAAAGTCAAGAAAGTTTCTAAAGGATAAAGAAACGCCAGGAAAATTAGCAAATTGATTTCCAAATTGTGAGGAGAAATCAAACATTGTTGTAAAGTCTTTATCATTATGAAGGTCTGTGTATGAAAAACCACGTTCAGATGTATTATGATGTTCTCCTCCTGTATAACTATAATTAGAAACTAAGTGATATTGTGACATTACTGTACTTAAGTGTTTTTCAAGACTTTTTAGAATAGTATTATTAACACTTTTATATGTTTTGAGTGTTTCTAATGATTTGCGGGTGAGCCCTGAATTAGCGAGTTGTGCATCAAAGACTTGATTAAAGTTATTTTGCACGTCTTTTTTAAACGATGGATGTAAAGAATTGTGTTCTATATGAAGATTATTTGTTAGTGTATCAATTGACCAGTTGTATCTATTGATATTTCTAAGTTCAAATGTGTGTATGCGTCTATATCCATCTAAAATGCTTTGATTAGTTGATGCAATAATATAATAATCGATGTTATCAAGCCCTTCAAAATGATTTACAATAAAATCATAAACATTATTATAATTATAGTTATTTAGTGTTAAAAATGGCTGCGCAAGTTTAGTAGAAAGCATTTCTTTTAAAATGGGATAGTAGTAAGCATTGAATGCAATCCTATCAGTAATATCAAATAAAGAATCAACATATACTTTTGGATAATAGGTATTAATGATAGTGTCTTTAGAGGGATTTTTATGAACTTTTCCAGCGGTTAAACGTGATTTGAAGTAGTCGCCAGGTTCATTAAAAAGTATAGACAAATCACCAGTTGTTTGATAGTATTCTTTGAAGTCATCGTAAGTGATGATATTAAAGGGTGGAGTATTATTTGCTTCAACGTTTAATTGGTCAATTATTTTTGGAACAGTATATACCCCATCAGGAATATTTAGAGATACTATGGCAGGTTCGCCAAATGAGTTAATACGACCCTCTTCAAGAATACTGAATCCAGCCCCAGGGCTTGCACAATCAATTGTTTGAACACAGGTTGAAATACAACATTGAGGAACTCCCTCCGCTAAGAGTACTGTAACAAATGTGCTTACAAACTGTTGACTGGTTACAACTAAATCAACAGTATTATTCGGAAATGATAGTTGTACTAATTGAAACTTTGTAACATTTTTATAAACACGTGGAAGTTTAATTTCATAATTGAAAGGGCTGGGATAAACTCTTCTGTCACGGTTTGCAGCTTTAACACTAAAAAGACTGGTAATAGTGGTTTTAGGAGGATTTAGATATACAAAATTTTGTAGGGTTGTGATATTGGTATCGGCACTATAGGATGCGCCAGGAGCGTGTTCCATATATTTGAGTTGTTGCTCAGATGTATTAAAATTGGGGCCAGCTGTACGGATAAGAGCATAGCGCGGGTCTTCTTCACGTCTAATGCGAGCGTCTTCTGAGTTGGGTAAGTCATCGCTATCGTAGTCCTCTTCATCAGTATCTGTCCCCGTATCAGTTCCTGTATCATCGCCTGAGTCATAAGGCATATAAAACTGTGGTGTATCTTGGCGTCGACTCATTCTTACTAACAGTTATTACTTTTTCTTTATGTTTATTTTAGACCTACATAAAGAAGATTTATATGGTAGAGGTAAAATGGATGGAGAGGCTAATCGTATAAAGGATACAAAAAAGTTTCAGGAACGAAGAAATTTAGCATTTCAAAATGCTAATATGTTTATATCGAATAATAACAATCCATTCTTGGTATCGCCATACTCATATCCAACGAATGTTGCAAAGCAATCCGAAGTTACAAATATTTCATCATTAATTTCAACATTTATTGGTAATTTATCGTCAATTATTGATTTAACCACATACACTCTTGCTATAAGTACAATTACTAATATTGCATCTGATGTACCAGGAACAGTAACAATCAGTACATTTCAGATTGTTCTAAACGCACCAAATACAAATATTAAAGCAGACCTTACAGTTGATGGTGATTCATATTTTATTGGTAATACATTTTTTAATAATATTAGCACTGGTTATCTATTTGCATCTGTCGCTGATATTAGTTCACTTAGTGTGAGTAGTATTAATGTAAATGATGAGACTCTTAACTTTTTAACTGTTAATTCCACTTTAAATGCATCGACGATTTCAACAAATAACTTCTTTGCATCAAATGGTATAATTAGTTCACTTTCAGTAAGTAGTATTAATGTGAATGATGAAACAATTAATTTCTTAACTGTTAATTCGACTTTAAATGCATCAACAATTTCAACAAATAACTTCTTTGCATCAAATGGTATAATTAGTTCACTTTCGGTAAGTAGTATTAATGTGAATGATGAAACAATTAATTTCTTAACAGTTAATTCGACTTTAAATGCATCAACAATTTCAACAAATAACTTCTTTGCATCAAATGGTATAATTAGTTCACTTACAGTAAGTAGTATTAATGTGAATGATGAAACAATTAATTTCCTAACGGTTAATTCTACTTTAAACGCTTCAACGATTTCAACAAATAACCTCTTTGCATCAAATGGTATAATTAGTTCACTTACAGTAAGTAGTATTAATGTAACGGATGAAACAATTAATTTCCTAACGGTTAATTCTACACTAAATGCATCGACGATTTCAACAAATAACTTCTTTGCATCAAATGGTATAATTAGTTCACTTACAGTAAGTAGTATTAATGTGAATGATGAGACCATAAATTTCTTAACAGTTAATTCGACTCTGAATGCTTCAACGATTTCAACAAATAACTTCTTTGCATCAAATGGTATAATTAGTTCACTTACAGTAAGTAGTATTAATGTGAATAATGGGACATTTGATTTTCTAACTGTTAATTCAACGCTGAATGCATCAACTATTAGTAGTGGTAGTCTATTTGCATCATCAGGTGTTTTTAGCACTTTAGTAGTAAGTACACTGACTGGAAATAATGGCACATTTGATTTTCTAACCGTTAATTCGACTATAAATATCTCTTCAATGAATGCGACTGGGCATATTATATTTACTACAATGTCTGGAAGTACACTTACAGTAAGTACGCTTACTGTAAACTCTACTTTAAATATATCATCAATGAATGCAACAGGTAGTATATCATTTGTAACACTTACAGGTAGTACAATTACAACAAATAGTTTAACTGTGAATTCGACAATTTTGGCATCAACCCTTGAGTTACATACAATTGATGTTTCAACAGTTAATGCATCTACAATTAATACATCAACTGTAAATGCACATACTATTGGTGTTTCATCAATGACTGCATCTGGATTAATTACATATAATAAACTATCAGGTAATGAATTAATCTTTTCATCTTTCTGTATGATTCCATCAACTTTTTCTACAGCAATAACAACACCAAATAATTCATCTATTTTAATTTGTTTAAATGGTAGTTATTGGAAGATACCTATTTATCTTGCCTAATTATGCTGTAACCATCTATATGGGCCTTGACCCATCATTGTCACACTTGATTTAAGTGGTTCAATGTTAAAAGTTGACCGCTTTCCGTGAACAAGCCAACAGAATTTACCAACTGGGCCATATACAGTAAAGCTTCCATTTTCTACCTCACTCGCAGCATAATGATTTATTGTGCCATTATAAATTGGTGTAATTTGTACAGTGAAATCTGAACCAAGCGCATCAACATAATCAGGAAGAGATATAATTGTAGAAGTTGAGTATGATGTAATTTCTCCCTTGCCACGATAATAAATACCATCTTCAGGGCCTTCTAAGCAGGCGTGAACTAAATAGCGTTCAGAATCATTTGGATGATTTATTACAAAAGTTTTTGTTCCACTAAAATCATATGTAATTTCTCCTGTACCAGAGTTGTATGAAAGTACACGCTGTGGAGAGCCGAACACTTGGCCACTTAGGGGTTTAATAAAAAATCCGCCATTAATTGTTATAGGCTGGAGTGGTTGTCCAGAAGCATTTATAACAATAGTACTTTCAACTCCACTGGCACCTAAACCTGCAAAGGCTCCAATTGCAATGCTATTTGTACCAAGATTTGTATTTCTACCAGCATTATTACCTATTGCAATAGAATTTATACCTTGAGGACTTCCTCCACCGCCGCCTCCTCCACCACCAGCCTCATTACCAATTGCAATTGAATATGTATCTTGTCCTTGTCTTCCTGCGTTTGTACCAATTGCAACTGTATTAGTACTTTGGAATCCACCAGAGTTATCACCACCTGCACCATATCCAATAGCGATTGCCCCGTCATATTGAGCAATAGTATTATTAGATGCAGCTGCTTCAGTACCTATTGCAATTGCATTAGTTGATTGATATCCTACAAATCCACTAACTGGGTCAATTTGTGTTCCGATACATATTGCTCCACTACCTTGTGAACTAACCCCTGCATAATAGCCAATCGCAATTGCATTAGTAGATTGAAATTGAGCGCCAGCATTACTACCAATCGCAATAGCATTAATACCTTGGGCTCCATCATTACCAGCATAGTTTCCGATGGCTATTATATCATTCTGTGGGAATGCACTTACATTTTTAACACCAAAACGAATTGGGCCAAATGTTGTGCCCACCATTCCGAGCCCAGATGTCCAATTAGTTCCATTATATGTCAAATAATCATATGATGCATACCCTGTCGGTAAAGAGCTACCACTTGTTACCCAGGCAAAATTTCCACTTCCATCTGCTGTAAGCACCTGACCACCACCACCACTTACACCATTCTTATCCAAAATTGCTAATGATGAAATTGTACTTGTAGTAAGTGTAGAAATTGTTATTGTGCTATTTAGATTTACAATAGGGTATGCAGTACTTGTACTATTGACAGTAATATTACTACCAGGAACGACTGCATCTACAACACCACCTCCAACATCAGTGGCCCAATTAAATTGCCCTCCACCAATCGATTTTAATATTTGTCCTATAATTCCAGGAGCGCCTGTACTATCAAGAATTGTTAACGATGAAATTGTACTTGTAGTAAGTGTAGAAACTTCTATTGTGCTATTTAAGCTAACAATTGGATTAGCTGGGCTGATAGTACTATTAACAGTAATATTGCTACCAGGGACAACACTATCAACTATTCCACTGCCTGTCCCTATTGTAGTATATGTAATTTCAGATGTTAAAGTATTGTATTGTAATACATTACCGATATTAGTTGGCTCACTGCGAATGGGATTTATATAAAGAGATTGAGAATACTGTGTACTTACAACAGAATTAGATGCATTTAGTACTATAGTATAATCATCTTGGTTATTGCCGCCTGCAAAATTACCAATCCCAATAGCATTCTCACCTTGATTTAATGCTCCTGCTGAATAGCCAATTGCAATTGCACGAGATTGTTGATTAGTATCACCAGCGCCGCGGCCTATCGCAATAGCAGAATCGTGTTGCGCGACGCGACCGCTACTATTTCCAATAGCGATTGCATCACTCTGTTGTGTAGAAAATCCAGCCTGTGGACCAATAGCAATAGCATATGGAGCCTGATTAGTTAGGCCAGCAGAACTGCCAATTGCGGTTGCTAATATTGATTGATTTAATTGTCCAGCTCCTAAACCAATTGCAATGGCATCTTGACCCTGTGTTGTAAACCCTGCACTTTTACCAATAGCAATTGCATTAGTTGACTGATTAGTAATTCCTGCATTATTACCAATAGAGATTGCAGCTTGTCCTTGATTTACTTGTCCAAATGGATTATTTCCATCATATGTTCCAATAGAAACGGCATTTGTAGATTGATATCTTGCTCCTGCTCCTAAACCAATAGCAATAGCATTTATTGCTTGTGATAACTGTCCTGCAGCTAAATTACTATTTCCACCAATAGCAATTGCACTTGTACTTTGCCCATTATTTCCAGCTAAACTTCCAATAGCAATTGCATTATCTCCTTGATTTAATACACCAGTGAAATATCCAAGAGCAATACTATCTTGACCCTGATTTTGTATTCCAGCATTATATCCCAAGGCAATTGCATTAAGTCCTTGATTAGTTAATCCAGCATTTGTACCTATATGAACCTTATTATCTTCTACAGTCCAGCCAACATTAGTACTCCAAAATAAATAATCAGAAAAATTAACACCACTTGGAAGGGCACCACCACCAGTCACCCATAATAAACCATTTCCTGGGCCTGCACTTAATACCTGTCCAGAAGACCCGCCTGACCCGTTATTATCTATTATTGTACTTGGTTTAAGTGATGATACATTAATTGAATTTATTGTGATAGTGCTTTTAAATACGGCTGTACCGTTAGTGCTTGTAATAAGAACATAATTTGGAGGAACTCGTGCTCCATCGGGCTGATAGGCTGATAGGTTTCGGAGTGTCAAAAAACTATAATCAGCTGACATTCTATCTAATTACATAATCATAATTAATTTGTATAAAATATGACAAAATTATGAATTAAATAACTCTCATTATAAAAGCAAGTGTGTAGTATTGTGGCATATTGTTATGTGATAATCCACCACCAGTATTCCCTGTGTTACCCCCCTGTACACCTCTCCAGTAATCATTTCCAGCTGCAGTTGTTAAACTTGTAGCAATTCTTACATCAATTGGGTGACTATGCGAAGGCATTTCAGGAATAGTTAAAGTATGATTAATTTCTCCACCAGTAGTATTTACATCTAATGCAGGCAATTGTTGTGGAATTGGCTGATTATCATTACCAATAGCTCCTCCAGTTTGTCCATTATATGGTGAAGTGCCAGAATAATATGAAGCTCCCATTATAAAACGGCCTCTTAGGTCAGGAGTTTGTTGACCATTATATATAGCACCATCACATAGGCGCCACCCCGTGGGTAGATTTGCTGATGAGCCAGACCACATTATAATGCCTCCTATGGGAACATCACCACCAGTTTCAGGTGGTGCCCAGACTACTTGTCCTCCTGTACCTGCACTCAAAACCTGAGAATTAGTACCTGACGAGCCATTATTATCAATGATAGATGCACCAAGCTTAATATTTCCCCCAATTGATACATTATTTAATGTTGATAAATTATTATTAATTAGTACAGAGCCTGTTGTACTTATATTATTAGTGACTGTTAAAATACCACCAATTGTAGTAGTTCCTGTGATTGATTGATTTCCAAGTGTAGATATATTTCCATTCACATTTATATTACTACCATTAATAGTTTGTAAATTAGTAATTGTTCCATTAGTCATAGAAATGGTATTTGTTACAAGTGTTCCATTAACATTTGTATTTCCATTTGTAGTAAGATTAGAAGTAATTGTACCATTTCCAATGGTTGATGTATTACCATTTAGAGTGATAATTGTTCCAGAAATAGAACTGATTCCTTGAATCTCACCATTAGTCATAGATAATGTATTTGTTGTAAGTGTTCCATTAACATTTGTATTTCCATTTGTAGTAAGATTAGAAGTAATTGTACCATTTCCAATGGTTGATGTATTACCATTTAGAGTGATAATTGTTCCAGAAATAGAACTGATTCCTTGAATCTCACCATTAGTCATAGATAATGTACTTGTACAAAGGGTGCTCGCGCATAGATTATTGTTAAAGAATGAGTTTCCATTTACATTAATTCCACCAGAATTAACAGCGAGAGATTGTAATGTTGAGACTTGACCATTTAATATAATAGTAGTTCCAGAAATAGAACTGATTCCTTGAATCTGACCATTAGTCATAGATAATGTACTTGTAATAAGTGTACTTGCATTCAAGTTATTATTAAATATTGAATTACCAGTTACATTAATTCCACCTGCATCTACAAGAATGCCCCCAGAGTCAACTTCTATTCCTCCACATTCTACAATTCTATTTTCATTAAAGTGCACTGTTTGAATTGCAGGATATTTAGCCCATAAAGCAGATGAGCCTCCAATAGCATCAATAGGTGGGTCAAGAACGGTATATTTTAACACTCTACATTCAATATCTCCATTTGTATATAAAGTCGTATTTGGAGCATACCCATCGAACTCAGCATATCCTGGATTATTTGGTGAACCAAATCCACCACCAAAAGCACTGCCACTATTATTATCAGCAAAGAATTGTCCTCCAAGACAGACTACATTTGATAAGATATCTGACAGTGTTGAAATTGCAATATATGTAGAGCCGCCGCCACCGCCAGCAGATGTAGTTGCACTTGCGCCACCGCCACCACCGCCACTATAACCCCCACCACCCCAGCCACCAGTGCGTGTATTAATACCGCCTGCGCCCCCAGCTACTAAACCTCCAGTTCCAATCAGGTTTGTAATATCTACTGTAGTGCCAGCTGTACCATCATTTGGTGCTCCAGAAGGATTACCTGGTCCGCCCGCCCCACCAGCATTTGATTGACCACCCTTACCAGCATCAGTATCTGAAACGAGATTGCCATTCAGTGTAGATAATCCATCATAGCCCTGGGTACCATTTGCTATAAAGTCAATATTAGATACATTGATAGAGCCATTTGCACCTCCACCGTGTCCTCCACCAGAACTTGAAGAGATAAGATTTGGAACATATCCATTACCTCCACCAGCTCCAGCAATACAGACAAGGCTTGAAACAAAGTTCCCGCCACCGATTGAACTAAAATAAACAAGAGATGTGCCGCCAGAGCCAGAGAGTGCGTTACCTTGTTGACCGATTGTAAATTGGAGTTTATCATTTTGTTTTACAAGAAGACGTCCTGAAATATAAGCGCCATAGCCTGGCAGGTCAAATTGACTAATTAGAGGATTTGAAAATGTACTATTGCCACCAGCACCAATAAGTTGAAAGTTGACAGAAGAAATTGATGATGTAATTGTATATGTGGTAGTGTTTTCAATTTTTTCTGCAATAGGTGCGGCAGTTGGAAGCCCCCAAACGGTAACTGTTGCATTTTGAGAGGTACTTTGTGCACCAGGTTCAGTAAATACAGTTGAACCATTTACTAAAAATGAAATCCCTCCAAGAGGATTAGTATTAATATTAACTTGGTTTTCAAAATTAATTACAGAACCAGACGAGAATACTGTAGATAAGTACGATGTTGAGATAAAGGTTGTATTTGAAGTTACAGATGAAACAGTTACACTTGAAACAGCTACATTATTAGTTGGTACAAGTTGCCCGCCAGTAGATGTAATTAAAATACGATTAGATGACACAGGATAGTCATAATCACCAAGAATATAGGTGTTGTTTATAGAATTACCAAGGTAAGTTCTAATAGTCAGAGGACCGCTATTTATAGGAGTTATACCAGAAGAACTCATCTAAAAACGGCTAAGATTCAAAATATTTGGAAAAATATTATAACTTTATTGCGCAAGAAAATAAATTATTAAATATCCGGAACATTCAACAGGATGCCAGCAGGTGGAGGTTTATTACAACTTGTTGCAACAGGAAAGCAAGATTTATTCTTAACGGGTAACCCCCAAATTAGTTTTTTTAAAATGGTTTACCGTCGTCACACCAACTTCGCCACTGAATCTCAACCTATGTACTTCGACGGCACACCTAATTTTGGTCAACGTGTTACGTGTTTAGTACCAAGAAGAGGTGATTTACTTGGTAGAGTCTATTTGGATGTAACATTGCCAAGACTAACAGATACGAGTGGAAATCCACTTTCATACACTAATTCAGTTGGTCACGCATTAATTCAAGAAATTACATTTGAAGTTGGTGAACAAGAGATTGACCGCCAGACAGGTGAATGGATGGAAATCTGGACACTCTTAACAACTCCTGATTCTCAACGTGGTGCACTAAACCAAATGATTGGACGTGTGAATCAATATGTTTCCCCAGTCATAATTCCAGGTGTCAAGTCTGAAGGCCTCCGTCTCTTAATACCTCTTCAATTCTACTTTTGCAATAACCCAGGTTTATACTTACCTCTTCTTGCACTACAATATCATCCAATTCGTATCAATATTACATTAAGACCTCTACAACAACTCTTTTGGGTGCCACCGCCAGCAGACCCATTATTACTACCTGATTGGAAACCTGCTTGCACTATTAATGTTGATTGTACAAAGCAAATTGTAAATATGATGTTGTGGGGTGAATATGTCTATTTGGATGTTGAAGAGCGTCGTATGTTTGTATCAACTTCACACGAGTACCTTATCGACCAAGTTCAATACACTCCTCCATATGCTTTAACTGCACAGCAAACAACTGCAACAATTTCTGTTGAATTTAATCATCCACTTAAGGAATTTATGTTTATCTGCCGCCGTGATGAAATGATAAATCGTAATGAATGGTTTAATTACAGTAGTTTAGCATTGGAAGAAACTGCCTCCACAGAAGTTACACCATTTTTGAATATTCCATTTAATAATCCAGGTGGCAGAACAGACTTAATTTCTGCTGCAAAGTTGCAGCTTGATGGTTATGACAGATTCCCATACAGAGGCCCCCAATATTTCAGATTACAACAGCCATATGACCATCACACCTCTACCCCGGACCCATCATCCTATATTTACAATTACAGCTTTGCATTACGCCCTGAAGATGTCCAGCCAACTGGAACAATGAATGCAAGTCGAATTGATAGTATAGTATGGCAAGTACAAATGAATCCAATTCTAAGTAATCCTTCAATTGCGCCTTGGCAGCAGAGAGGGCCTTGTCAGATAGTTGTTTACGGGCATAACTACAATGTATTCCGTGTGATTAATGGTTTTGGTGGCTTACTATTCACTATTTAATTGCTAAAACAACTTTATATTTACAGAATAATCTTAGCTTCAAAATGAGTCAAAGATTATTCCAAAAAAACACAGTAGACAGTAATGAGTCAGAGTGTATCTCAAATTGAGTATTGGCGAGAGGTTAATAAACCTGATAAAAATAATAGTAATGCTAAAAACGATAAAGAGGGTGGACCAGGAGCCATTTATCTATCATATGACGTCTTTATGGGTCTATCAATTTTAGGAGGGCTCCTTGCTCTTGACCACCTTTACTTACGCTCACCTTTAACATTCTTATTAAAACTTGTTCTGAATATTTTAACACTTGGTACTTGGTGGCTGTATGATGCAACTCAGGCTGTATTTAATAAAGATGTAGTGAAGGTATTTGGATTAGGCGTTCCAGGTTTAGGCCCAAAGGGAATTGCTGCTGGAGTCCTGGCAAGTGATATACCAGATAAGAAACATATGTCCTTTTTCCTTTATGCATTAGCACTTATTCTTGGGGGTATTTTTGGATTAGATTCATTCATTGTCGGTGATAAACAATCAGGTTTAATCAGGTTAGTGTGTTTAATTACAGGTATTTTAGCACCAATTGCAATTTTCTGGTGGTTATTTAATCTTGGTAAGTTTTTTATTAAGACAAAGGATGTAATCAATTTATATTGGGAATACTTTGGAGCTCCTCCACCAGCTGAACACGGAATGACAATAGGTGAGAAGATTATTTCAAGATTCCCATTCTTAGAAAAGATTTTTGGACCAGTTCAACGTGTCAAGAATGCAGTTGTAAAAGTAGCAGAAGGTCTTGAAGCATCAACTGAAGATTTTGTTGAAACACTTGTTACTGACCCAGGGAGTGCAGTTGAAGCAGCAGTCACCGCACCTCTTACCCTGGCCGAGAAGGTCATAACAAGTCCGCTGGAAAGAGTAGGAGACAGCGTTAATAAGATTTTGACAAATACTACAACAAGAGTAGCAACCCAATTAAAACCAGCAATTAATGCGGCGATAGCCCCAGCGACGGTGGCAATTGAGGGTGCAATTCAACCTGCATTAGCAGCAGTGCAACCTTTAAAGCAGACTATAAACTCTGGTATAGCCGTTGCACAGACAGGATTGTCGACTGCACAAGAAGGATTAGCGCTGGGGAAGACGGCATTGAATACTGGAAGAGAGTTAGCAGGTAAGACGCTAAATGTTGCGGGACAAACTGCAGAGGCGGCGACAAAAGCTCTAACATTGGCTCCATCTGCTGCAGCTTTGACAGATGGTTTTACAGAGTCTGCGGCACAGGCTGCATTGAGTAAACTGGAACAGAAGGGTGGTGGAAGTGATTCAGGAGTACTGCCATTTGTATTGATAGGAACACTTGGAATAATTGTCGTGTCTGGATTGATTTTAACTTACCGTCGGTTTAGACAGAATGAGCAACCACGGAACGATGATGTCCCTCCCGAGCCAGGAGTTCTTCGAGAGTCTGATAAAGAAAAATCCTCCTAAACCCCACGCACCTATTGTTATTATTAAGTTCGGTGCCGAATGGTGTGGCCCTTGCAAACGCCTTGATATGGATTTCTTAGCGAATCTAAGTGATAAAATTGTCTGGTATGTTTGCGATATTGATGAGAATGACTATACCGCAGGATACTGTGGAGTGAAATCAATTCCAGCATTTTTAGCGATTGTAAATGGAAATGCACAACCTTTATATGTACAAAGTGATACAATGAAGGTGGCACAATGGATTAAGAATGGTTTTAAGGCCTAAAAGGTAAAGAACGAATAAATTTTTTGACTACGAGTACGTCTTACATACTTTTTAGTCAGATTTGGTGTACTTTTATTATAGTATTGTATCCATTTATAACTTGAATTAAGAGGATAGGGAGTAACAGAGCTAAGTTTAGGCTTAGCTGAACATTGGCCCATATTGCCTACATATATTCCTGAAACTTTATGTTAAGCTATTTCCATTTAATTTAGTTCCAGGCGTCAGGGAAATTTCCTCCAGTAGAGCCTTCACTTCATCTGCAGTCATTACTTTATTTGTTTTGAGCGTCCCGCCTGTACTTAGACCTATTATGGCTCCAGGTTTTAGAAAGGATTTATCGTCAGAATTTATAACTAATTCTTTCTTTGTTATCTCTATGCCGCTATCTTCTGGGTCAGTGCGGAGTTGAACATTGGGAACAAATTTGGTTCCTTGGTTAAATTCATAGAAACGCTCGCCAGGCTGTATAACAAGATTAGCATCTTTAAAATCATTTTCAATACTTGCTCCAACTGCATTATCATAACTTTGAGGTGTTCCCAATTCAGGTTGAAACAGGTGATATTGTTTACTGGTAGCAAACATACCAAATGATTCATTAAATGCACTAATACCTGTATTATTTTGCCTTTCAGTATTATAGGATTTTAAAGAGAATGATGGGTTAGAGCTGTCATATAATCCTATACTAAAAGGGAAATATAGAGTGCATCTTGTTGTAAAGTCTCTGTATTCTTGTAATACTCTTTGACTATAGCCAGTTTCTTTATCTTTTACCCTGGAGCCATTGAGTTGGCTGCGCATTGCCTGATAGGATTTGATGACATAATCAATATACTCTTTGTAGAAGGGAAGTTGGTTAGCAATTTGTGGAATAGCACAGAACTGGGCAACTGTTTGATAGTTAATTGGTACTTTGGACTGTTTTAGGAGGATGAGTGCTTCGCGAGCATATTTTTGATTATACATTTCTAAGACACCATTATCGGTTGGAATGAGGGGATAGAGTTCAATAATGGGAGTGTAGTGTAGGAGCTGGCGTTTATAGGACTGTCCTCTACGTACACTTTCAAAGAAGCCTTCCTGGCTGGAAACAATACAGGACCATCCAATCGCCATCATACCCTTAGAGCGACGTTTAATTGTGAATCTATCAAGTGCACGTAGTCTTTTGATAAAGCTGGCCATTGACAACGTGGGGGTATTTGTCCATCCAGATGCAGTGATATAAGATTGGTAGATATCAGATAGAAGAATATCTGTACCTTTAGTTTCCTCCAAGTATAAATCACAGAACAGTTTAACCCATTCAACAGGATGAATCTTATTATCAGTTCCAGAAGTTGTAACAACTGTTGTATTATCATCATCTGCAAGTGTATCACAATCACCATTATCAGTTGTATCAGGTTCATCATTATTGTAGTTAATTAGTTTAAAAAGAGTATCAATGGTCCCAAAGTATCCACCTTTTTTAATCATAGTATTAAACCAGTTATTTAGAGTTGCATTGCTAATTCTACTTTTGATAACGTCAGTGGGATATAAACTGAAAGGGTGGTATGGGATAATATAGTTTCCTTTAATGAACTCAAGTGTAATTAAACTATAACTTTTCCAAATGGGTGCTATAGTAGGTTCAATTTCAACTTCAATACGCTTTTTAGATAATTCATTTTCGCTGGAAAAGGAGTTAATAAATTCATAGTCTTCAAAGCAAATATCAAAGAGGTCATTAAATTCAGTAATATTTTTTGTAGTAGATAAGTGTAGTTCCTTTGTAGTTCCATCAAGCAAACGTAAATTGACTATATCATCTTTATTTACTCCAAGTAGAATTAATTGCTCTCGGTACTTGTGAAGGTTTCTGATGGTAAAGATATCACCAGTGAATGCACTGAATACACCATATTTTTTGAGTGTAGTAAAAATGTATTTAAAATCAAGGAATAAATCAAGATTTTCAGTGTCACTGGTATACCAAAAGAGATTAACTTCATTTTTGGAGGTGTAGGAAAAGGTGTAGAAGTGGATGTACATTTTCTCTACACCCCCGTACTTCTTTAAAAATTGGGGTTTAGACGCACTTGAAAACCAGCTCATATACACTTTATATGATGTAGGCTTTAAGTGTAGCAATTTTGGCAGCTTAAAAGAAATAGCAGAGTAGGTTTTTGTGTTCAGGATACTGGATACATTTATGTGGATTTATGAGTGTTCTTAAAAATGGATAGGGGGTGCATTTGTGTTTATTCTTTTTGAGTTCAGAGATAAAGAAATCAACAAAATGTCCAGTTGTTTTCTGTCTTTCAGGATGCCATTGCACACCATATACAGGATAGTATTTTCCCTCAATTGCTGCAACATATTCTTTCCCATTATTATCTACACTTGTTGCAAGTATATTATAAAATCTACGTAGGTGGTCATTGTTGTTAAAATCGGTTGGTGATATACCAAACTCGTGATTGTTGTTACAGGATTTATGGTATTCAAGATAGTGTAGATAATTTTGGGGGAATGACCGAAACATTCGAGAAGTGTATCCAGCGGGTGTGATATGTAGTGGATAAAAGCCGCGAGCAGGATAGTGTTTGAGTTTATAAAATCCACCAATTAAAAAGATTAATAACTCAAATCCAAAACAAGTTCCCCAAATAGGAAAATACTCATCTTCAGCTAAAGAGAGTTCAAAAAACTTTGTAATGGTATCTACAAAGGTCTTATTTTTGACAATATAAGTAGTCTCTCCACCAGGAATGAAAAGGCCATTTACCATATTGAAGTACATTTCGTGTTGGGTGGTGTCATATGGTATGGGGATAACACGAACACCACGTTCCTCGAACCAATCCACGTAGGGTTTCATTATGTGTGTTGGGCCATATTTCACTTTTTTCAAGTGAGGAATTGTAATAATGCCAACGCATATAGGCTGATGACGTTTATTTGTTTTGTGCCGTACTGCATACATTTTGCCTATTAGCACTATTTAGAAAAAAGTGTACGAAAATACAGGGGTCTTAATTGGCGAACATTAATCTTCCGCGCCCTTCGCGTACATCATAAACATTCCAGCCCTCTGTAAAGACACGGAACTCTGACCTACGTTTTCCATCAACATTGCTGCCTCTGATATTGGCTAATTCAAGATACAGTGTTGGTCTATCTGCAGTTGTAAAGTTTACAGTTCCTTCAGGTTGACGTGGTGCAGGATAGATTACACCATAATTATCGCCAGTAGACCATTTCATTTCACCAATTCCCAAACCACTTGCTTTTTCATCTTTTGATAGTTGTTCTAATTCCTGCCAGATAAATGGTTCGTGAATATTTTCGCGGTCACGACCAGCAATAATAAGTTTTAGACGATAAAAGAAAGCAAATGGATATATAGTATAGGGATTAGTTGCGGTAGGAGGATTTGTATTAAAGTAATCATTGCGAAATTGGGCCAGTTCATTTTTGTCGAGAGCAGCTTGTGTTCTGAAAAACCAATAAATATTTTCAGTTGGGTGCCGCCCATCTAAACGACGTGTTACTGCAGCAGTTCCGCCTTTATCTAAAGGAATATAGTCCAACTCACCGAATGTAAAGTTATTTTCATACTGGCGTCTAAAAGGAATCTGAATAGGAGTTGAACGTAATTCTTCTTGAACTCTTGGTGGAACATAGTGCTGAATTGTTGCTAAAAGTATAGTAGGATTTGGAATGTCTATTAATCGAAGAGGGTCAAAAGTATAATTGGGGGAACCATCTTGAAAGTCCAGTTTATAACTTACACCCTCCCCCCAAGGATAGAATGTATTGGGATTTTGTAGTTTATTAAATGTAGGTGAAATATCACTACATACAACTAAATCTTCTAATTTGCGAAGGGTAGCCTTAATACGAAATTTCTGCCACGCCATAGCAACAAGGGGGAAGCCTGCATCTCCAGGACATTGCATTCCAGGCAGTGGTATTTTAAGCTTTAATTGGCCAGGTGTAGCCCTAAGTTGTAGTCCCCTATCAGTGGTAATATTAGTGAATAGATTTTTGGTTTCATCCAATCCTCCTAAGGTTTGTTGTAAAAAACTGCTGGTATAAGACCCTTCTGATAACTGTTTTGCAAGTAAACCATCTCCACTCCATTCTTGAATTAAGAATTGGTCCTGGTAGAATTGTATTCTTTCAAAAAGGAAGTATGCAACATAATTTACGTATCCATAAGAGCGGTCAGCTGTACTTGTAATCGGATAGAGCCCGTTGGCTACATTTGGTGGGTATAGAGTAGTTCTATCAGAAGAATTAATGGGGAGGTCGGGTAACCAGGAGGGTAATTCAATTTCAAATTCGCATTCAGTCATAACATCGCCATAGGGGTCAATTTCAACTTCGAATGTATTTCCCCAGGATACGCCATTGATAGGAACAATAGTTCTACGTTCTGCAAGGTGATGAGCGGATGATTTATAGCTTGCATCATAAGGGAAAGAGCTTTCTTTAGAGTCTTTAAGAAAGTATGTATCTTTATTGCCGCGGGCAACGAGTTCAAAGAGAGCACCTTGACCGCTGGATTGATTAATAGTGGCCATTCTATCTTATACAGACGAATGTAAGATTAGTTTATATTCCCTAAATTAGGCCATCATATGACGGATTAAGCTGGTGAGGATACCAGATAATAGTGAGATACCGAGGGCTTCAGGGAGGTTAAAGCGTTTAACGAGTATGACAAGGACAGCAAGAGAAGATAGGAGAGCCACGCCCATAACACCAAGACCTTCGCTGATAACAGCTTCAGCGCGTCCACGTACAGCCATCATTTTAGATAGAATGAAGTGGGTAACACCCGCCGTAAGGAGGGAGGCGATAATCATAACGGTCATCACCCCAACCCAGTTGAGCTTGTAAGTAAACGCGGCCACATAAACAGCAGCAATATTTAAGAGGGAAATGAGAACAGTTTCAAGGGTAACTTCAGTAGCTCCTTTCATCATTTTGCTATATATTAATAATATAGATTTTTTCTGGAAAATTTGATAATCGAAATTATTATCCGAAAGTTGTATCCAAGAATGACTAATCTCGTAATTGTAGAATCACCAGCAAAGTGTCAGAAAATCCAGGGTTTTCTGGGTCCAGGATGGCGAGTAATCGCGACTATGGGTCATATCCGTGCATTAGAGGAGGGCCTTGATGCAATTGGTCTTGACCGCGATTTTGAGCCAAAATATCAATTCCTAAAAGAAAAAGCTAAAGCAATTAAACAACTAAAAGATGCAGCAGAAGATGCAACTACCGTATATTTGGCCTCAGATGATGACCGTGAAGGGGAGGCAATTTCCTATGCAGTATGTCTACTATTGAAACTAAATCCTAAAACAACTCATCGTGCAGTTTTCCACGAAATTACAAAGAAGGCGGTGACGGCTGCGGTAGAGAATCCTCGTAAGTTGGATATGAACCGTGTAAATGCTCAACAGAGCCGCGCGATTCTGGATATGATGATTGGATTTACAATGAGTCCCCTTCTATGGCGGTATGTAGCACCAAGTCTTTCAGCTGGTCGTTGTCAGACTCCTGCACTCAGGTTGGTAGTGGAGCGTGAGGACCAAATCATTAATTTCAAAGCATCATCAAGTTGGCAACTGAGTGCAAACTGGAAGGCGGCTGATGGCTTTAAGTTCCCTGCAAAGATGGAGGACGATTTGGAGGATGAGGAGTCTGCCCTAAACTATATGGAAATTGTCCACGATACACCCGAAGGTATCATCCTCTCTAAAGACATTCGTCCCTGGTCTGAAAAGGCCCCAGAGCCACTTATTACAAGTACACTACAGCAACAGGTGTCAGCACTCTTTAGTATTAATCCTAAGAATGCAATGAAGATTGCACAAAAGTTGTATGAAGCGGGTCACATCACTTATATGCGTACAGATAAGGCTGTTCTATCTGAAGAGGCAACAACTGAAGCTAAGAAGTGGGTTACTGACAATTATGGAGAAGAGTTTGTGGGGGACTTTTTAGAAAAAAGTCCGCAAAAAGAGGAGAAGAAAAGTCGTAAAAAGCCAAAGGTTGCAAGTGAAAAGAAAGAAGAGGAAGGAGATGTAAAAGCTCAAGAGGCACACGAGGCTATTCGTCCAACACATATGGAAGTTACTCAGCTGCCAGAAGGAGATTGGTCTGCATATGATAAGAAGGTATATAATCTAATTTGGCAACGAACCATTCAATCTGTGATGGCCTCTGCGCGCGGTGAGACCTGTAAGGTAAAAACACAGATTGAAGGCGACGAAGACTTTACTTGGTTATCACAATGGAAGCGTACAACATTCGAAGGTTGGAAGCGAGCTGGAAAGGTCGCGCAAATCGATGATGATAGTGACGCATCAGAAGATTCAAAGGAGGATGCTTGGGATAAAGCCTCAAAGCTCAAGACAGGTGATAAGATTAAGTGGACTGATATGAAGGCTGAGCCAAAAGAGACAAAGGCACAAGGCCGTTATACAGAGGCAACTCTTGTAAGAGAGCTTGAAAAGTTTGGTATTGGGCGTCCATCAACGTTTGCGTCACTAATTGCGACAATTCAGGATAAGAATTATGTTGAGACAAAGAATATTCCTGCTAAAGAAGTAACTGTAAAGGAATATACTATGAAGCCCTCTGTCTGGCCGGCCGAATCAAAGGAACTAAAGAAGAAGGTTGGAGCAGAAAAGAATAAGTTGGTACCAACGGATTTGGGCCGTTCAGTGCTAAACTTTATGCTAAAACACTTTAATGACCTATTTGATTATGGATTTACATCACAAATGGAGAAGCGTCTTGACCAGGTCGCCGAAGGCAATGAGATGTGGAAACAAGTACTAAGAGATATGTGGAACTCATACAAAGACCGTTATAATGACCTAAGTTCTAAGCAACAAATCAAATCTAAAGAGGGGGAGACAAATGCACGTATTAAAGAGTTTTCAAATGGTCTAAAAGCGGTACAGTCAAAGAAGGGGCCGCTTCTCTTGATTGAGAAAGCTAAGAAGGAGGATACTGAGTTCTTGGGTTGGCCGTCAGGAGTTGCGTTTGAGGATATGACAGAGGAGGTAGCGCTAAAGTTTAAGGATGATGCTGCAAAGAAGAAACGTGGAGATGAAGTGGGGGAGTGGAATGGTCAAGCGATTCTGAAGAAGACTGGTAAGTTTGGAGATTATCTACAGTGTGGCGAAGTATCAATTCCATACCAGGCAGGAGAAGAGATTGAGAAAACGGTTGAGCGATTGGAGGCAAAACAGAATGGCGGTGCAGGAGTTATTAAGCAATTCAAAGAGTATGTGGTGCGTACTGGGCAATATGGGCCATATATTATGAAAACATCTTTGAAGAAGGCTCAGTTTGTATCTCTTCCAAAGGGGGTTGATACTGCAACTCTAACAGAGAAAGAAGTAGATGCGTATTATAAGACAGGTCTTGAGTCTAAAAAGAAATGGGCGGCCTCAGATAAAAAAGGGGGTAAGAAATAGATATAAAAATGGCAGAAGATGGAGTAAAAGTGATTAATGGTGGAGATTCACGTTCGACTTCGCCAGGTAAAGAACCTGAAAAACTAAAGAAGTTTCAGAATGGTTGGTCGCGTGAATTAGAAAGGTTAATGGCCGAATGGAGTGATATTGCAATGTGTTATAGATGGTTACACGATAATTCAAATAAGATATTTCATACAAAAACACTGAATATAAGTTTACCTGTAATATTTTTGTCAATGATAAGTGGATTTTCAAATGTGGGTGTTCAGGCTATATTAGAGAGTGAGGAAGCGAAGAAGTATGCGAGTTTTGCAATTGCAGCCGTATCATTGATAGCTGGTGGCCTGACGACGGTGGGTGACCGTTTACGGTATGCACAATTGGAGGAATCGCACAGGGTGGCAGCAATTTCTTGGGGTAAGTTTCAACGTTTGATTGCGGTTGAATTAGCATTAAATCCGAATGAGCGAATGGATTCATTTGATTTTTTGAAAATATGTCGTGGCGAATTGGATAGAATGATTGAACAATCGCCGCCAATTCCATCAGAATCAATCAAACTATTTGAGAAAAAGTTTGGAACAATAAAGGATTTGAAAAAGCCAGATATATGTGGTTCATTAGAGCATACGAGTGTATTTGAGAGTTCAGAAACGCGTTTAAAGCAGGCAGCAGTTGAGGCGGCACTTATGCTTAAGAGGAGAAAGCAGGCGTTGACTGAATTACTGACGCCAACTGTTGAAAATAGAATTAAGAGGGAAATTGAGACAAGATTGAGTGAGGCAATAGAGGATAGAAAGATACGTTTGGAGAGTGAAATTGAACAAAAGAAGGAAGAAGCAAAGAAGGCTCAAGAGGAGTATGACAAAGTATTAGAGGAAAGAAAGAAGAAAATACAGGAGGAGATAGAAATAGAGAAGGCAAGAATGCATCATCAGGATGGGTCTTTGCAGCCGATGGAAGTTGTGGTCACCGCAGGAAAAGTAATAAGTAATCAATTTGAAAGTAGACTAAATTATAGACGTACCAGTGTTAGTTCTGCTGGTCCAGAAGTTCGTAAAAAGATAAACACTCGAAACCCGTTAACGGTTCCTCCTCCGCAGAATATATATGCAATGGATGATGGAGATGTGAGAGAACATTTGGTAAACGAAAAGAAAGATAGTCAAACAGATGGAAAAGAAAAACTGCCAAATGAAATTATAATTGTGAGTAGAAACTAAGTGAATATTTATAGGGTTGGAGCATCGGCTAAGAAAATTTGAAATATTGGATGGTATATAAAAAGGGTGTGAGACAATATACTAAGCTGACTAAGTCCTTTCCAGTCAATCTTTATCCAAGAATGAAGCTGAACGCTCGGAACACATTTGATTTGGTGAATCGGTTGGTGTCTGTTGAGGCAATTTGGAATAAGCATAAGACGCAGGCGCACGTGGCGGTATTGTTGAAGAGGGGTAAGATTTTGGAGATTGCCAGTAATGCGATTGGTTCGCGGTCTCGTGGTTGTGGGTATGAGACAAGGACTATTCACGCAGAGCGTGCAGTTATCAAGAAGGTGGGTGATATGCAAAAGCTGAATGGTGCGGTGCTGGTGGTAATTAGGATTATGAAGGGGACTGGTGAGGTGGGTAATTCAGAGCCGTGTCATTCGTGCAAGTGTCATTTGGAGAAGTGTATGAAGGAGCACGGTCTTAGGTGCGTCTACTATTCCACCTGATACACACATTTGCTCCCTCGTTGTAAAATTAAAATATCAATTAAGAATAGGCTAATTTTTATTGATATTTTAGAACTTATGAAGTACTTTTGGAAAGAAACACACAATAACAATTATGATACCTAAAATTACTAAGTAAAGTTTGGTTTTTTCATCTTTTGTAAGGTGTTCTGTGTAGGTATCAAAGAGCCCCCATATGGCAATCCAGAAGAAGACGACTGCGAATGTGGCAAGGACGTACATTCTGGGATATGATGAGAAACTTAAAACGCGTTGGTGATAAATATATAGTGATAAGATGTGGGCCCAAATTGTAAAGAAAGAGGAAATGGAGGAACTATCCGTAGCGGAAGAAGAACCAGAAACCTGTATTGCAACTGATTCTGATACTGAAAGTATTTCAGATGATGAAGTGGTACTATCAAGAAAAACTATTGATGCTTTAGTGAATGCGATTAAGAGGGATGATAAACTCGTAGAGACATTTGGATGGGAAAATGATGATTTATCTGTGTATGCTCAGAATGCAATTAAGAGATTCAGACTTAAGAAGTTAAAATCTCTAAATGACAAAGCATATTATTTTGATAGTATCTATAAGTTTATTTGGCAGTATTATAAAGATGAATCAAATGAAGAGCATCTTCTTAAGCCAAGTGAAGATGTCTGTAAGAAATTAAGAGTTATGAATGAAATTGGGGCGGTGCCTTATCTGATGCAACCAGAAGAGTTTTGGTAATTATTCCCGTTCTTTATTATTTTCTTCAGTTGCTTCTATGTATTTTTTATGTTTCTTATCGCCACGTAGTGATTCGTGGTCAAAGAGTCCATTAAGTAGATTAAAGGGGTTCCAGGCATTGGCAACTTTAAAGGTTGTATCAATACATAGAAGTGATTGTCCTTGTGGTCCAGTCCAGGTTACTTTGCTATGAACGAGTCCAGTGACGGAAGGAAAGGTTGTTTCAGTGCTGCGGTCATTGCTGCCAGGGACAATGGGGCAGGCAGTATTTTCACAGAGTGGTCCAGAAGTGGGAGAGATAGGAATATAGTTTAGAGTAATGCTGGTAGAGACAGTGCCATCAGTGATTTCAGGTCCAGTATTATCGAATATGAGAGTTAGACGAATGGGTTTTCCAGGAACGGGAGGGTCAGGAGAGAGTGTGAGTTGTGTGGGGCGGAATACAGAGGTTGGGTCACAATCTTTGATAGTTGCAAAAGAACTGATAATGAGTGTGCATAGAGTGACAAGTTTTAATAACATTCTTAATAGTATATAATCTAAAATATTTAAGCCGTGTATTATTAAAAATATATATCAATATTTTTAATATTAATACGACCCGTGTCGGGTTTGAACCGACGACCTTGCGGTTAACAGCCACACGCTCTAACCAACTGAGCTAACAGGTCCGTTGGAGATTTCTCTCCACATACTCCGTAGAAGTAATTCTTTAGGTTCTGAACGCACCACAATTTTCTTTAAGTCCTCCAAAAGGTTTATAGGATTAAAATGTGCAACATCTTAATAATATAAAAATCTCGCGAGCCGGAATCGAACCAGCGACTACTCGATACCTCTAATTAGCATTAAATTGCTACAGTCGAGAGCTACTACCACTGAGCTATCGCGAGTCTGGGATTTTAATCCAATTTCTGGAAAGATTAAAAATTTGATTTTTAAACGCATCCTACCAAGGTGAGGGCACGGTAACAAACTCATATCGTTCAATACAATATTCAATATTATCACAGTGTAGTATTGGAATAAGATAACCAATACGTGGATTTGAAGGAATAGGCTGAATCATTTTAAGACTAGGGTTAATTTCCATAAGTTTTTTGAAATAATTGACTAAAATATCATAATTCTCAACGACATCATAAATAAATTCACTTTCTTTCTTGGAATCAAAGTATTTAATTACGAACATATTTCTTAATGATATATTTACTATAGTTTTAAACTCATTTTGAACCCATTAACCCAAGATATTGCTCACGAGTCATTTGCAGTTCCTTAATTTCACGATTATCATAATTATTGGGCTGAGTTAAATCCTGATTTGGAAAAATAATCCCATCTTCATATTCCCGAATAGCAACTGGGCCCTTCCCCTGAATAAAATCATCATAGGCCCGCTTCATTTGTTCAGCAGATTCTCGTCCAGGCATTCGTCCAACTCCACAACAATGACTCGTCACAACCAAATTAAACTTCTTATTTTTCTGCACACTGAGCTTTCTCCACATCTTTAAAGCCGCATAAAATGACCAATAGGCATTCTGTGTACCTCTCACATCGTGTGGAAGAAACATTGTAGGTGTCACAATCAAGTAACAAGATAAATCGTGAGGGACTACAATCGTAGAACCGATGGGGAGGTATGGGCGGCCCATAGATGAAATGATACCGAGTTGTTCGATGCGGCGTTTGACTTTGGTCTCAATGCCAGGCATAACGTCCCGACTGAGAACTAAATCAATTCCGCCATCCATAAACCCAAGTGAGTTTGCAGGAGAAATAAAACAGGTTTGTTCAGTTGGAATATCTTTGATATTTGCATTATCAACAATAACCATTGCCGTATTTTTAAAAAATTCTTTCATATGTAAAACCCATTCTTTATCTAAACTAATGAACTTGATAATACTCATTTATTATCTGATTGTGTAAATTCTTTAAATGTTTGGGCACACGCGAGATTAGATAAATGGATAAAATCTGTGCAGCCTGTACAATGGACCCAACAAGCCATTCTTTCAGAAAGATTTCTGAAAAAAATGGAGTTATAACTTATTATACAAATCCAACCAAAGCCAAATTATATACGGATACTGATGGAATTCTAAAACACTATAATAATGCACTCGCAACAGTTGGTGAACATAAATGGATTTGGATTTTTGATAGTGAAGGATTTGATGTCAAGCACGCTCTTGAGGTAACTACAGGAATAGGAATCGCCAAACTTATTACGGGTAAGTATGGTAAAAACTTAGAAGAGATTAAGATTATAAATCCGACGTGGCATATCAAGACAATGTTGACGGCTGTTTGGCCATTTTTAAATAATCAAACAAAACAAAAAATTAAAATATTGGGAGATAGAGTATATAGTGTTGTAGAGTTTATTTAATTACGACGGGAATGGCGGCGCCTGTGAGTTTTGCGACGACGACCTCCTTCGCCTTCGCCAAATAACGCGGCGGGCCCTTCAACATTTGCTGCCTCTGTCGCAGCGGCATTTGGATGTATTTTAGCATATGACTTTTCAGGTAAAATATCCAGTAAGGCCATATCTAATCCTGGTATTGATACATACTCAATTTCTACTCTTTGACCATTTGCACTTGTATATCCTCTTTGTCTTGTCTTTCTTAAAGTAATATTATTTCTAAGATTTTGAAAATGGGTATTTTTGCGGTTTGCTTTATAGGCAAAATCAGGAACTGGTTTTCTTAATTGAGTTATAATTAAGGGTATCATATGAATTCTAAAGTCTTTTAATTGTCTAATAAATATATTTAGTCTTTCTCCAGATGCTGGATTTGCTTTGACATATTCTTTTAATGCCTGTTCTAAAGCCCCAGTTTGATATAAAACTACATCCATATCATCTTTTAGTGCCTTCTTAGTATTAGATGTGGATGTGGATGCATTCTTATTTCTCCCAGAATTTTCTGCAAATTTCTGTATTGCATTTTTGAAACCAATAAAGGCAGTAGCGACATTATCAGCTTTGGTAGAATTAATTACTCCCCTTACACTGGCCATAGCAGTGTTTCTCTTAGCAGTTGCTTTAGGTAATATAGGTGCTCCTGACATTCTAATAAAAATATACATTTTAATTTTACAAGTTTCAGTTTAGGCTTCAATAAGTTCCCTAATGAACCCTTTACTGTCATTTTCGTATTTGAAGAGGAGTTGAGAGATTTCCGCCTGACTATATTTGTAATCAGGAAACTCATAGTATTCCTCGAGAGGCCTTTCATACCACTTTTGATAAATCTCTGCGATGTGGCAGTGTCGTAGTTTCTTAAACTCGATTTCCATATCGATGCGGCCAGGACGCAGTAGAGCGGAATCGAGATGTTCTTTATGGTTAGTCGTCATAATGATTACGCGCCCAGGACACTCAACAAGACCATCGATAATTTCAAGAATACCACCGAGTGTCAGCTTGTCTGCATCTTTTTCATCCTTCTTCTTCTTCTGTTCTCCAGATTCCTCTTTATCTTCTTTGGTGTGAGTGGAGACAAGACTACCTTCTTGCGCCTCTTCAATTGGAGGTAGATTTCTGTCACGAACGATGGTTTCCCAGCCATTGCAGTCAATCTCTTCAAAGACATAAATCCGTTTATCCTGAGGAATATGGATTCTGTGACTAAAGAAGAGCTCTTCAAGGCGTTTCTTAGTTTTAATTTGTGACATAGGCACCACAATCAAGCTCATATCAAGATATTTAGCAATAGCCTTGATACAACTTGTTTTTCCAGTTCCAGGGTCGCCATAGAGAAGCAGGCCAAGTGTTTCAGGAAGGCCAAGAGTTTTGTATTTACTGCGATTTACAAATGAGTCAAGTCTCTTTAGCAGTTGTTCTTTATCATCAAAGAATAGATTGTCAAACGATTTAGATGATGCAAAGACGGTAGAGCGTCCATATTGAAGCTCTGTAACATCTGTCTCATCAGACTTTTTCCCATAGATGGGCTTAACAATATAGGTTGCTTCCTTATTCTTTGCAGTAATAGTTTGAGTATGCTCTTGAATGATTTTAGTCATAAACTTAGTAATTGTATCAAACGTATCAGTCGTACTAAGTGTAAATGTGATAAGAGTTGAATCAAGGCTAATTGACTTCTTATCAGACTTATTAGACTCACGACTGTCTTGTTCAATTTTAATCTTGCAACTGATACTATCAGTTAGTTTAAGAATAGATTTAGAGTCAGGAATAATAATGATATCTTCGGACTCAAACACTTCATTTTTAGGGAAGTGAAGGGTAGTTGCATTAGATAGAATAGCCGCATCTGTTTTTACGAGGTTATTGATATATCTGATTAATGCCCACATAGGTGTTCCAAGATGACCATATGTGTAGTTATCATCAATATTTGTGTAAAAGGTTCCAGTCACATCATATGTTGTTTTATTGAACTGTCGAATACGATAGTATGTATATGCAATCCAATCCCACTTTTGAATTAGCATTATAGCTACAACAATTACTGAGAGCCAATGACTATCCCTTCCCACGAGTAGGAAAGCGAGAGAATTTAGGTCCATACCTTGAACCATTTTAAAGTATAGCTTGGATTGGTGTCTAAATATTTTATATAGCATTTAAGACTTCAAATTTATCTGTTTAAAATACCGCCAGGTATAGGAGTCTTGCCCAGAGCCTCAAGTAATCGTTTAGCAGCTAAAAGAGCATCATTTAATCTTTTATTTTCATAATCCCTTAGTAATATAATATTATCAAATAAAGTACTAAAATTGGTAATTATATTTCCAAACAGCTCATTTCTTCTTTTATATAGTGCATACAGTTCGGTAAATTGGGCGTTAATAGTAGATAATTGATTTTCATATTTTGTTAATTTAGTTCGTATTTCATCTTTTTGATTTTTACTTTTAGCCGTTTTTAAATCACCTTTTTCTCGCTCAATTAACATTAATAAAAGTGATTTCTGCCTTGGAAGGGTAGATTCCTTAATTCTCTTTGTAAGGTCATCTATTTCATTAAGCATTTGGATGGTTGCAGTAGCTCTGGCAAATAGTGGATTGTATTCAGCATCAGGAAGTGCTAATATCTCATTACTAAGGTCAAATAACAAATAATCATAAATATCTATTTTAAACCAGGCCCCTAATTCTGGATATCTTGCAATTTCACGTTTAAGGGCGTCATAATCCCGTTGAAGTCGTTTTTGAATAATATCAATCTGTGCATTGGCTCTTTTTACTAAATCTGTAAGTTCCTGATAGGCAGTGGCTGCTTGTTTTTCTTCTCTTGTTATTTCTTTACCAAATCTCTGCACAACTAATGTATTATATGGAGTCATAGCACCAATAGAATCCGTATATTTGACTAATGTGTCGCGTTTTAGCATTAATTTTTCAATATTCTTTTGCATACCAATTAAACGTATTTTAGTTGCTTCTACAAAGGCAGCCTTCTCTGCTTCAGTTCGTGCCTGAAATTCAGGGTCTCTTTGTAGGGCATTTAAGAAGACGGTATTGATTGGTGGAGGAGCTCTTGGGGCTGGAACAGCTCTTTTCGCTCTACGTTTAAGTCTTTTCAGGCGTGTTTTAGGGGTTTCAACTGCAGCTGCTGCTGCGCCTCTATTATTTTCTTCTTCATTTTCTACAGCCTCTAAAACTTCAGGATGATGATTTGCAAGTGTATTATAAAATCTTGAAAGATACATCACACGTATTTCATCAGGCAGACTGGGCCACGCATTCCCAGCTTCTCTAACAGTATTTATTAGTCCCCAGTTCTCAGGTGCATAATCATATTGTTTATCCAAAATCTCTACAGTATTAGTTCCTCTTGTTCTAATTGAATTTTCAATACTTGGAGTAAAGTATGATTTTATATTTTTAGTATTTTCATTTGCAGATATTTCATCAATTAGTGCATCAGTTGAGTTTTTGAAAATATCTTGCTGCCGTTTAGTTGCAAACCTCTTAAGACAGTCTTTCCCATATGAATAGGCTAATTCAATAGGATAGATGTGACGACTGCGCGCTTGTTTTCCTTTAGTATTTCGTGCAGGGAATCGTTTCATAGTAGAAATACGTCGCTGCATACATTCTTTAGCTCTTTTGAAAGTTCGAGAATAGAGTTCCCTGTTAGATTCTGCATTCCATTCATTGACTCTATCGCCTTTGCATTGGAGTCCTGAAAAGGCCTCTTTTACACCGCGTTTTTCTTCAGAATTAGATTGTCTATTTTTTGGGCGGACATATTGACAAACATCTGTATATTTTTTATCATCAAATGTAGCTCTAAATAGTGTGTCAGCCATCCTATTTAGAGTTTATATAAACCGTAGTAATTTATTTCAAGCAACTGTCACAATCTTTGAATAGGCCTGGTACGAATTGACACCGTTTGATACATTTTATTTCTTTTTGGGTAAGGCGTTTTTTGGATTTTTTGGTGATTTTTCCAGACTTATTTTTAATGGTAATCATTTTGAATCCAGTTTTTCCTTTGACTGTTACACAGTTTGTTTTGGTTTGGCCTTTACCATTTTTGAACTCGGAATGTGTTTGAATAGAATTGTAGACAAACATTTCTAATAAGAGTTTAAAAATTAAGCGCGGTGTAATTTAGGTGAATATGCTATGGCCGAAGAACCAATAGAATTAAAAAATGTCGAGTCTATGCCTGGAAGTATTAATGCATTAGTAAGTACAAATAAGCGGTTAAGACGACCGCCATCATTATCAGAATCATTTGCGTGGACACCAGAGAATATAGAGAGGGCTAATCTTGTTCCACTAATTTCCTCTTCAGAGAAACTAACTGTACTTCCTGAAGAGGTGCCTGCTGCTCCAGAGCTGCTGGTTACACATTATAAATATGAAAAGCAGATAGTGGAGGTAGTAATTAAGTTGTTATTGCATATAACACTGATTGGTATTTTTGAGACGCTATTTTATTTTATGTATGTATCATCGCTTGAAAATAATGGAATTGAAAAGACAGTGAATACATTTATTGACAATGCTGCAAATGGCTGTATGAATCTTAATAGTGCCGAGATTCAACTTATTGATAGTATATTAAGTCCTTATATAAATGCAAGTCAAGTGATTCAAAGTGGTAATATGGAGGAGTTAAGACGTGGGATGTATAATGAAGAGATATCAAAAAGGGCGTGGGCATATGTAGGTGGTTTAATGGGGTTATTTGTATTAGTGACAGGATATGTATTAAAAAGAAAGATTCAAATCAATTGGAAGTATATTATATCAGAGAATGTTGCGATGGTGGTATTATTAGCATTGTATGAGTTAATGTTTTTCAATACGATTATATATCCCTATGAGCCGATTTCAACGGATGAGATAGGAAGAAATGCAGTAGAGAAGTTGCAAGTATCGTGTGGAATTCTAACACACGTATAAAACGCAACTTAAATATTTTCTTATATATATGTATATAGATGTTAAGATTCTTAGTACTAAGCGTATTAGGTGTATTAGGCACAGTGGCGCAAACCAATGATTATGCTGTGGGCAAATCAATGGAAATGATTTCGGATTTATGTAATCCAGTTGTGGCAGAATGCGATGGTAATTGGAAATGTTCTAATTCAACGAGTATACCAGTTTATCATCCAAGATACGGTATGATTTGCCAAATTGAAGATGGTGCTGAATCATTTTCAGTTGGGATGACTGAGATATGTCCTTTTGGTGGTAATCTCGGCGGTGATTTCTTATGTACTGTAGTGAGACCGGCCTCATCTCAATGTCCGGATTTTACAGAAACTCTTCGTGACTCTACAGCAACTTACATTCAATGCATTTATAAGTATCAACCTTTCTGCCCTGGAGGTTATGTCTTCTTAAGAGAATTAAAAGGGTGTGTAAAGTTTGAAAAGGCACGTTGTTTTTATAATGAGACTGATTGTGATAAATATTTCTGTCCAGATGGGTCAGAGCCCATTTATTTGAATATAGGCCCAGAAGGAAAGCCTCAGTGCAGAACAGGCAAGTATGAACCAGTTCTATCAAGTACAAGAAAATTAGAATGCCCATATGGAGGCCAGCTGATTGAATCGCAGTTGGATGGTGTCTGGTGTGAAACCTATAGAGATGCGCTCTATAAGGATTGTAATTACTTTGCTTCTCTTTCACCAACACCAGAGCCATCAAGAGACGCTCCTTCTAAAACTCCAGAACCGTTAAGAGATGCTCCTTCTCAAAGTTCTAAACCAGAACCGTCAAGAGATGCTCCTTCTAAAACTCCTGAACCGTCAAGAGACACTCCTTCTAAAACTCCAGAACCGTCAAGAGACGCTCCTTCTCAAAGTTCTAAACCAGAGCCATCAAGAGAAGTTCCTTCTGAAACTCCAGAACCGTCGAGAGACGCTCCTTCTCAAAGTTCTAAACCAGAGCCATCAAGAGAAGTTCCTTCTGAAACTCCAGAACCGTCAAGAGACACTCCTTCTAAAACTCCAGAACCGTCAAGAGACGCTCCTTCTAAAACTCCAGAACCGTCAAGAGACGCTCCTTCTCAAAGTTCTAAACCAGAGCCATCAAGAGAAGTTCCTTCTGAAACTCCAGAACCGTCGAGAGACGCTCCTTCTAAAACTCCTGAACCATCAAGGTTACCCTGTAGTAATCCATACTGTAGATTCCCTATGAAGCTGGGGTCAGATGGTCAATGTCACGAGATTGTTCCAATTGGTAAATATCCCCTATGTGGTCATATTTCAAATACATTTTTGGATGCTTACCAACAATGCGCAGAATGGACATTGGAAAGTTCATTTAGTGATGCATCTAAATGTCCAACTGGATTTGAATATATTATGATTCAAGATAGACAGGTATGTGTACGTTTGTATCAACCCGAATGGTCAGCCTGTCCAATTGGATATGTAGTATCAAATACAGATGGGATAAGAGTCTGTGAACGTATTGAGGCTCCAAAATGTGAATGTCCTCAAATTGGTAAATATATTGGATGTAAGCAGATAAATGATAGATATGAAGTGGAGGAAAATATATGTTACACTTGGTTTAATTTAACAAGTGATATGCGTGGCTGTCCACAAGACTATTTTTTAGTACCTCGCAATGATATATTATTATGTGTAACTAAATATGAACCGATTTATAATGAGTGTCCTTCTGGATTTATGGTTGCAATAAGACAGGATGGGACAAATATCTGTCAACCAATCGAGGGTGAGCCGTGTGACCCCAAAGCTATATTTGAACAGTCAGCAACGGCAAGTTTAAAGCCATTTGAACAACCTTCAAAGGGTCCAGAGCCATCAAGAGACGTTCCTTCTCAAAGTTCTAAGCCAGAGCCATCAAGAGACGTTCCT